CTGAAGTTACCAGCCTGAAGTCCAGCAAGATACTGACGCATTTGAACAGCTGTATGAGTATCACCAGCATTCTGTAACCAACCAGGCGGATTTGTTACCGACATTTAAATCCCTCCTTATCGCCACGCGGACCGAAATTGGACATTCATTACACTATTTGCTCCAGATACTGCATTATACCTAAGAAATGTTTCACCTTGCTGCAAATAAAACCAGTCTGGAGTTATCAATGAGCTACGACGATTGGTATTACCATTCAGTTTCACTGTCTTGTATTGTGTATCTACAGTCAAAGTTTCACCGGTACCCAAAACAATCGCAAACGTCAGAGAGTGGCCATAAGTATCGTCTCTGATTGTTGGTGTATCCGATGGTCCAGTGATAGTGAAGAGTGCCGGGGTCGGACGATTTCCCAAGTTGTTAACGAGAATACCATCGCTGCTCGAAGATGCACCGAAACCAAAATCGAATCCTAAATTAAAACCAAAACCGGAACTACCACCAGTAGCGAATGGGACATCTGTATTTGTGATTACCGAAGCATAGAGTCTTGGGTCTTCAGCAAACATTTTGAACTGCGCCTTTGCCTGACCAGTACGACGGAGCTGCTCCCAATCGTACTTAACACCAAGCGGCTTAACGTATATTACCCGTTCGTCAATGCCAGGTGCTTTGTAGTAAAATGGCACTAGCGTAGAACTGGGAGCATAATTAGCTTTCAAAGAATCTAGGTAAGTTTCCATAGTATCTGAGTCAGCAATGATGTCGCCGTTTATAAGGATGTCACGTCCACGCTCGAACTCTGCATCCATGAATCCGCCATCGGCGTTTTCACGTTCGCGACGTGTTTCCCTATATGGTGTGCTGTCTAGACCCAACACAGATTGGACGTCAACGAATGGCAATCCTGAAGAATCAGTGTTGAGAATAATTCCTGTATCACCCAACTGAAAAGTTAGGTCTTCAGTAAGAGGCATTATAACCTCTCATTCTCAGCAGCTTTATACTCCTCATAGTCTTCCGTCCAACTCCCACCCTAACTCCGCCGCATGGATCCTAGGGTCGATTTCTTGAGTATTAACAGTGATATATTGGTTGGTAACTCTTTGTTCTGTAACTGGTCGGATGAATCCTTGCGGAACTGCAAGAGCAGGAGCCGGAAGCATCCCCATCTGAGAAGTAATGCCCTGTAGCTGACTCTTCAACGCTGGGATCTGACTGGAAATACCCTTCATGAACCCCTTCATGATGTTCACACCAGCAGGCAGAAGAAGTCTAAGGTCAACAGACTTCGGTCCCTTGATGTTTGGGATCATATCGGTAATTTCTTTGAGTCTAGTTTTCAAGTTACTAACCATACTCTTAATGCCGTCCATAAAACCGCTAATAAGATTTGATCCGGCATTGAAAAGCCAAGCCTTAGAATCACTAAAAATTGACTTGACATTACTGATAAGGTCGTCCACGAACTTCCTCATTGTGGTACCCATACTTGTTGCTTTTCTACCAACTTCTTGGAAAAAATCTCCAATAGCTGATCCCAGAGATTTAATCCAATTCCACAACAGTGCTAGATTAGCAATCAATAGAACTACAGCATAGACCACCGTCATAATCATAAGCGCGAAGCCTAAGATTCCAGAAGCTAAAATAAGGGCAGTGATAATTAAAAGCCACTTAGCAACTTGTGCAAAGACTACCAGGAACGGACGTATTGATTCTTCATTCCTATACCACCAATCACTTAATTTTGCAAGTGCCGGAACTATATTTAGTTCAATAATCTCTCCTATTCGACTAAGTGCCCCATCAACAATATCGAGTATTATTCGTCTTGCTTCCTCCATCTTTGGCATTACTTCCTCAACCCAAATTCGAGCAAATCTTTGGATTGCTGGAATAACTCTTGTTTCTATAAAAAGCGTGAGTTTCTCAATGCTGGGTCGCAAATGCTCATTGTACGATGTTGCCACGTCTTTGGCTGTTTGTAAAACTTTCTTCCAAGCCGCACTTAACGCTTCTCCAAGTTCTTCTACTGCATCTCGGAAAATTTTACTTCGTTGCCACGCTGAATAGAAAGCAGCAGTGAGACCTGCTACAGCTACGGTCACAAAGCCGATTGTAGACATAATGATTGCCAACGCGACGCCACCAGCTATAATGCTGGATACAAAGAATGCCATTGTGCCAACAAGTATCACCAGGACACCAACAACAATTGCAATTATCGATCCCCATAGAATGAATTGAGCGATAGTTGTCTTTGTGGCTTCTGGCAACTTATCAAACCAATCTAGGACCACTCCCACAATTGTAATAAGCTTCAACAACTCTGGGAGCACAGCTCGACCAAGAGCTTCTTTAATAATCATCCATTTGTTAGCTATCAACTGAGACTTGGCCGCAACGCTTCCGGCCATTGTTTCATACGCGCCTTCGAAGACTCCAGTTGCATTCTGCATGAACCCGACCATTTCTTCAAATTGGCCAAAGTTTTTAAATGCAACGTCCCAGAAACGCCTAGCTTGAATCGTTCCGCCAGCACCCGTAAACAGTTCCTGTAAGAATTTGGCTCGTTCAGGTGAGGACATAAGTTTAATTTTGTCGTTCATCTTGTCCATAATTTGAACAAGAGGCAAGAACTCTCCCTTGGCATTACGTATAGCAATGCCCATATCTTCAAGTCTGGCTACAGTCTTTGGATGTGATATGGATTCCAAGGCACGAGCGGCAGAAGTGGCCGCCATCGCGGCAGACAGACCATTACGAGTTAGGAAGGCCATCATTGCACCAACAGTCTCGAACGTCTGTCCGGACCGAGCAGCAGCGGGTAAAGCTCTACCTATAGTGTTAGCTAATTCCTCATAGGTAATAATACCCTTACGAACAATTTGGAATTGAACATCTTGAATTCTGGTCAAATCCTTAACAGAAAGACCCAAGGCATTGATGATAGAAATCGTAGTTCTAGCAGCAGCCTCAATGGTACTGTTACCAGCAACAGCCTCCTTGGCAAATCCTCTGAGCAAGGTTTCAGCCTCAGCAACGCTTACATTCATAGACGAGAAGATAAAGAATAAAGTCTCCTGCATTTGTTCAAACGGTATTCCCACCTCGCGGGCGACTCTGCGCCCAACTTCTGCAACTTCTCCCAAGCTTGTGGAAATGCCGTCAATCTGAGTCATGGTGCGTCGGACTTGCTTATCATATTCAGCAGCAACATTGGTTGCTGATTTGATAAACGCAAGTCCAGCAACACCAAAACCAGTCATGACGCTACCAGCGAGCATGGAGGTCATAGCAAATTGCTGTAGCCTCATTGCAGTTGTTTGCATTGCACGATCGAAAGAGCTAACTCCAGCAGCAGCAGCGGCAGCAGAACCAGCGACGTTGTGTCCAAAACTGCGCACGATTCGACTAGCTTCGTCACGTGCACGAATTACAACCCAAAGATCACGAGTAATGGCCACTATTTGGCTCCAGCCCTTTTACTTTCTATTTCTGCCGCTATTTGTCGAGCCTCTCGCACCATACCAAACAAATACATTAAGTACGAATCTTGATCAAAAAGCCCACCGGATAAAGGCAAGCAATGCAGCTCTTGACAAGTATTAACAACGTCAAGGACCAGCATCACTTCTACATCTACAGTTTTCTTATTACCATAAATTGCGGCTCTTAACCGCTCTACTAGTTTTTTGTTTCTTCTGACTCCTCAAATGAGTTAAGGCGATCGATGTGCATTTGAATTTCGTCGCCAACTTGACCACTTATCATTTGTATGTCGGATGGAATTTTGAAGTTGAGCGGCATCTCTCTAGCATCAGGGTCGTCTTTCTTACAAGGTTGACCCTTACTGTTAACCAATTTAGTAAGGTTGTGTTCCAAAATAAGATTGGAGAATTCCCATAGTGAAGTCTTCTCCTGAAGAAGGTCCATCTGCATCTTGGTTTCTTGTGGTCCTTTTTTGGATGTATCCATACTCATGGCGATAGATGCCATCATGTCCTTTCGCTTCAGAGATTCGCCGTAGTTCATCCGTCGAATTACTACAAATCCGTCTGGAGGACAAGATTTAAGTGGGATGTTTTCGCTTGCTTCGGTTACAGTTGCAATTGGCATTTTCATGGTCCTTCTAGCTAGGTTTAGAATGAAACATAGACACCGAACTCGTTTGCATCTGGATGGGATCTTGGACGAATTCCCACAGATGCAGTCCCATACGTATTACCAGTTTGCTTGTTCTTAAGTCTTGGATAGCCATCGGAAGCAAAAGCAGTAATGATCACTGGAATTCGCTTGATGTAATTCGGGTTGCCTTCAAAAGTCTTCTGCTGTAGGTAAACGCAGTGTAACCCTACCAGAGGACGCCAGCCATGGGTATCGGCCGAGGCAACGCCTCCACTGACCTGTAAGGCTAGATCAGTTTCATTAACCCTATTTATTACTGGCACCGTGAACCCCACAATCACTCGCGCTAGGTCAATTTCATTGACCTGTCCTACCAGTTTGGTCTTTATTCGCGCTATTGCATTGGCAGTGTTCGTTTCTACAATTTGAGATACTACCTTGACCTTAACGTGTGATATAGGTTGTGCAGTATTTGATTCAGTTACCATACTAACTGTGGTTGCTGTGCCAGCTCTGGTGACAGTGTCTGCGGTGTTAATCTCGGACACCAGACCAATTATTTTGGCCTTTTTGTGTGTCACCGGTTGAGGAGCACTGGTTTCTGATATCTGTGCTACCGTCCTAAGATGTACCCTCTTAACGATTTGTGCTATATTGGATTCGGTTACTTGAGTTATTACCTTAATCTTACGATGTGATACTGTCTGTGCAATATTGGTCTCAGTAACTTGGCCTAGCAATTTTCGTTTTAGTTCCACAAGTGCTTGGGCAGCAGATGTTTCGGTTACTTGGGCAACCGCCCTGGATTTGCGTGGTGTGACAGTATTGGCCGTGCTCGTTTCGCTAACCAAACCAAGAAGCTTTTGCTTACGCTTAGTAACAGTCTGTGATGTGGAAGTTTCTGTTACTTGTCCAATGACGCCGGTTAGAATATGAACAGGAGTAATTGTCTGTGCTGAATCTGATCCAGTTACCTGACCAATTGCTTTACGTTTTACCTCTTGCACATTCTGTGCCGTGTCGGTACCAGTTATCTGTCCAAGCAACTTTGATTTAAGATGGGTGATTGCTTGTGCTGCATCAGTCTCTACAGTTTGTCCAACAGTCTGAGTTAGTCCACCCGCCTCTGTGCCGGGTACTCTTGCAATCCAAACACCTGCGTAACCGTCACCAGAATCGTTTGCTTTGACCAACTCAGTCCAAGTGAGTCCTCCACCGACAACGGTCATATTACATATTCCAACACCACCGTCAGAAGAGACAATCGCTACAATTAACGATCCTGCTGGTGGAGTGAATATTGCAGTTGCCACAGTTTGAGCAGCATCAGTGGATACTGCTGTAGGTGCAGAGGCATGTTCAGCTAACGTACCAGAAGTTAGAATCTCAGCTTGGGAAATACCACCAGCTGTACCACTAGGAGCAGATGCACCAAGGGTTATAGGGCTTGACGCTGTAGTAGTTGCTGTTGAGCGATAAGTACCATAACAAGAGCCGTTTGTAACGTCAGATATATTCTGAATAAACGTGGTGCTTGCTAACGCCGTCCATAAAGTGGTACCATTGGCATTGACGATCGATCCGTATACAATCGATCCATTGGCGTTCGGCGTTATACCCAGCGATGGTGTAGTAATAACATTGGCGAAAGCAACCGCACCATTTTGGGTCGCATGCGCACCCGTAAGGACTTTAACGGCAAGTGCCATACCATTAAAGGTGGATCCACTTTGCGTTGCTCTAACGTCAAGCTGTGAAAAAACGCTCTGAAGAGCTACCGAAGATCTCCTTCGATACGAATATCTGGGGAGTAGTATCTTTGGACCTCTAAGGGCGCCCATGTATTAACCCTGTTCGACTACATACAATGTACCTGACATAGTAAGTGAATCAGTAGGCGCAGCCATTAGTCTAACAACAATCAACGTATCTGCCTGGGACGCCTCCCATTCACAACCTTCTGGCAACCACAACGGCAAACCTGCGGCAATGTGAAAAACATCGGAGTGCAAGTTGATAGCTGTACCTGCCGTAGCCACAGTAGTGTTATTGGTCATGGCCGTAAAACCAGCCGCAGCACCAGACCTATTGAGCGGTCTCGGCGTTGGAGATGCTCCACCTGATCCCGTTGTCGCATGCCCACGAATCACTCTGTAACGTAGAATCTCTGATGCGGCATCTCCTAAATCGGACGACTGTCCCAAGAAAACGCCTATTATTTCAATCGGCTTGTCATCTGCGGGAGTAAGCTGAAAGAAATCGACTGCCGCAGTTACGGCAACACCTTCAAATTCTACCGTATAGACTCTATCTCTTGCCATATTCTATCCTAACGAAATAGTAATCCAGATGGGCGACGTTTCCATGCCGGATAATCAGATGGTACAGAAGCGGCACCTTTAATGGCAATCTTAATAAGAGTCTTAAAGTTTGCTGTCAGGCTTAACGTCGCAGTGGTTGCTCCAGTAGAACCAATGGTTGCCTTGGTCCCGGTTGCCATTGCAAATCCGCCACCTAAGCCAGTAGCTACCCAGTTATCCATTTGCTCAGTCAATGAACCAAGATTTGCATTCGTCCATCCAGTAGCACCCGCTGTTGATGCAACATCTTGACCAGTGCCAAAAGCATCTAATATCAAACAATCTACAACAGTAGTCGTCACAGCCGGAATTGATACTGATGTATCAGCAGTAAGCTCTGTTGTTGCTGAGATCACATCCCATGGGTTACCAGTATTGATAACGCCTCGCAGGATAATCATACGACCGCCCATATGATTACCTGCATCGGCAATTGAAGGTGTTGCTTCACTAGCGGTCAATCTACGCCAAAGTACGGATAGCTTTGTTGTTGTTCCAGAAGCTACGCTTGCACTTGTTACCAGAGCCCAGTTGGTGGGCGGTGTCACAGTATCTGCTAATTCAGTTTCAATGTATGATAAAGCAATATCATCAAGAACTGCTGTGTATCCACCTGGGTAGGGAACAATTAATGCTCCGGCGTTGCTCGCACCAGCTCCGACCCCCACAATCGTTGGAATTGCCATATCTTACGTTGCGTCTGGTTCTAGTCCGACAGAAGTGACCGTTGCAATGTCAACTGCACCAATTACCTGCTCGTATGTCGAATTAGGATCAACATAAACAGAACTTGGCACACCACTAATGGTACAAGTGAAAGTAGCACCTCTTGTACCGGGAGGCGTAGTAACAAAATACGAAACTACACTAGCGGAATCTGTATCTTGGAAGACATCAACAGTGAAGTCAGAGCCTTCAATTTCGATGATCCGGTAGGTAGTCGCGCTAACTAGTGCTACCTCTGCATAGATGGCATGAATACCAATGTCTGGTGTTGCATCAGAGCTAAAACCGACTCTGAATGCCAAGGCGTCAAGTTTTGCTTGGGTCCAATCCTGCCTAGTGGCACCGCGCACCATGTTACAAACCCATGCAGGAGCTGTGGTACTTGCATCGAAAGCGTAATCTGCCGCGCCCTTCAATGTCATTTCATTAACACCATCGAAAGCGCGGAACCCAATAGTTGCTGCGGTTGTGGTTGCCGCCCAACCACATGCGAGCATTCTCACGCCACGGATGGACTTGTTAACGTTAGCAGCACTAATGGTAGTCATTGGAATTTCTACGTAATCAGTACCAGAAAGGTTGATCTGCGCCAAGCCATTAGCAGATGCGCCAATGACTGGAGGCAATTCTTTGATGGCATCGCGAGCCGTAGTTGCATCCCAAGCAGCCATTGTTCCATTGAGCGTGAATGTATTCCAGTTAGTCGTCGATCCGTTCACTGTTACTGTTCCAGAGGGATCAACCGTAAGAACCTGAATGCTCATATCACCAAGTGGGTAGTGACCACCCTGCTTTCCTACAACAACGTCATCATAACGTACAGTTGCAGTGCTGGACGCAGTCCAACCAAGACGAAGACTGAAACCAGTTGTTGCTACGACGGCACTTGACATTGTTGCTTGTGTTTGGTCAACCGGATCATTACCATCTATGTAAACAACATTCCAATCACAAGTCCAATCAGAAGTGCGCCCGTCTACTCGAAGATCAATACTAATCCAATTATCCGCAGTGACAACAGCATCGGAAACTATCTCACTACCGGTTCCTACCTTTATACCAATTTTCTGAGAAGAATTGATGTATCTACAAACAACCGTTTGTGCTGCTGCTGCGCCACCTGGTTCAACAATAAACAATACTACATCTGATGCTGGCAACGAAGTGGGAAAAATAATCGACAGTCGCAACGGAATTTGGTTGCTTAGTGCAGACAATGTTCCAGCTTCTGACCAAAAGCAATTCTCTGCAGCAGCAGAAGACGATAGCTCAAGACAATAGGTGCCCGTTCGTGGATTGGTGGTAACTATAGCAGGTGATCCGGTTATAGTGTCGAAAATACCTACTCCCAAGCCGGAACTAGTAGCAAGCCCAGCAATGGTACCAAATTCAAATCCAGTACAGGCCTCAACTTCAGCAGCCCGCTTTGCGTTTACCGCCGTATAGACTATCAACGCGGCAATGCTGTTCTGTCCTACGGGAGCAGTCTTAGTTGCTGTTGATGACCATAAGTTAGTAGACAAACTGAAAGCAGCCGATACTGATGTACCAATGCTCTTAGTGCCGTCGAAAGCACCTTGCTCTGCAATTTCTGCAAGTCCACCAGTGTGGCCACTCCATGTGCCGGGGGTTGGAGATGTGGCATCCAAACAAGAATGGAAAGCTAATATAAGTCCATCAAAGGTGGAAGATGGGGAAGTAGTCAAAGCAGCTAACGTTGCGCCAGTGCCCTGTTGTACAGTTGGAGATGAGACATCCACTGGATTAAGTAGATCTAATGAATCTACTTCTATTACAATCCAATTGACTACTGCTGATGCAGAAGGTGCAATAGCCCACGAACTTTCTGCACCGACGTTAGACTTACGATAGAATCCTCCTACTGGCGATCCAATCGTAAGAGCACGATCCCTAGTGAATCCTGATGGATCTACTACTGATCCGGATTGGGTTAGTATTAAAAGTACAGTGTTTCCTGGTGTGGTGGCTACTGGCAACGTCGCGTTGCCTGACGTACCTACGAACATCCCTGAGTTTTGCTGAATAATGTTGTCCACTGATAGTGGCATTTTATCTCCCTATCACGATGCCCTAAAGAATCCTGATGTCGCTATCTGCGCAGTGATATCTGAACCATCGGGAGTTACAGTGAAATCATGGAGCGTCATGGGTACAATGGCGGTGTCCGCACCGGCTGTGGAGTCTGAGTCATAGTTAGTAACGAAGTCATTCCAACCATCCCCCGCTACGACTGCTGTCCAAGTCTGATCCGGGAAGTCCACATCGGTACGATCGTTGGTGTCATCAACAGTGACAACGATTCCACCTGTGGCATTGTCCAAGACCTTACGTGCGTAACCTGAGTTGGTGACTTCGTTCGTGGTACCAGCTACCACTGCGGCGAGCGTGTCAACGTCAATAAGGGTGGCGTCTGATTCGATGCCAGCCGTGGCAAGGATACAGATCACAAATACTGCGTTCGCTGGATCGTTGAGATTCACACGATTAGCGAGTTCAACCACACGACCCTTGGCAATGTTAAAAGTGATGTTAGCCACTGACAGCCACCAACTTAACTTGGAAGGTCCAATCCACACGCCAACCAGTTTCCTGTGTAGGATCCTCAACTCTATCTGGCTGACGAATGACTTTATAAACAACATTCCTGGATACAAACTGTCCATCGTCAGGAAGTAGAAGATGGAGGTGAATTCTGTCGCACTGATGGAATGTATGGGTGGTAGACCATGGGTTGTTCACTGATCCGCCAGGCCTATGTACGGTTCTATGATTTTCCCAATCAGCCCAACCGTCGGTTACAGCCTGTGCAACATAGTGCATGCCAATGGTATCCAGAGCAGGTAGATCACCTTGATGGGTGACTCCCTTTAGTGGCCAAGCTTTAGGCTCATTCGTTTCCGGGTCCACCAACATTTTTTCTCCAGAGATAGGATCAAATCTCACAACGCGAGTTGATCCGTCACTGTAATCCGCTAATTTGCGGAACCTAAACATATCTCACCTCACTACCTATTAAAATAGGCACCGGTTTGTTTGGTCGTGGTGGCCCTAGGAATTTGGGCTAGAATTGTTTTTGTACCCATGTTCTTGAACCGAGTGGCGTTGGTCGCCGCTGGTAGTGCACCAGCTGGAGTTACCACAGCGCCAGTGTCGACGTATGTAGCGGTAGGTGCGGTAATAGTGGCAATAAAAAGTTCAGTTCCACCAGTACGGCCGTAGACTTTCCACGCAGTTGCGCGTGGGTAGCTGACAAGGCCCGTGGTAAAGTTGATAGTCACGGAAGCTGTAGGACCAGTCACAGCAGCAGTCTTTGCCGCAGCTACCGGTGGAGTTTCAACGCCATCAACAACAGCCGTAACCTTATAGGAATACGTGGCAGTGGCAAGAGTTCCACCAGCACCTGAACCGGTGACCGTGAAATCGCCAGCAGCAGGGACCGCGCCTTGCACCCCAGTGACTACTACATCTGTTGTGCCACCAGCAGCATCTCGGTAAGTGACTACGTCGTTCATTTTTGCTACCCTGTTAACCATTCCAACCTCCTTACACGGAAACCTGAGGAATGTTTTCCTGAGTGGCAATCTCTATAGCATACGAATCGCCGCTAGCATCAATGACGTTCATGTATTCGATGGCGGCACGAACCAAGTCACCTTGTCCACTCAGACCTACTTCGTAGGTGTTCTTGATGGAGACGGGTGCGGTAACCTTGACTCGGTTATTTGCAGTTTTTTCCGCTTCAATGAAAATGGCCTGAGCTGTCAACGCTTTGAAGGCGTCGTAGTCATCACGATTGAAGAAGTCACGTTCCATGGTAATCGTAGATTCACGCTCACCAAACTTGACATATTGAGCACCACGACCAGTATTCTTCAAACGGAACTGAGGCTCTGCATTGTCATTGACAGTAAATTCGAAGGAATCCGTATCGAAGACCTGCGTACCTGCAATGTTTACTTCGTACTGTCCGGCACCGAACGGCTCAGTAGTGGTATAAACCGGAGAAGGCATTGCCTGCTCGGTTTCATCACTTCCAATGATACTCATATTGAACATAAGCAGGCCATCAGAAGGAGTGACAGTAAATGAAGATACCACACAGCCAGTGTATCCGAATACTTCATTGTTGCGGACCACAGTCAACGATAGAGATAGTACTGGAGTGGCGTTTGGTGTTGGAAGGAAGGTATAAGTTATGTTCGGTCCAGCCACAACCTTGGTCGCTGCCACACGCGAAGCCAAAATGAAATAGACAATGACATCTTCAAGGGCTTCCATTTCAATGTCGCCGTTGACATGGACGTTTCCATCCACACCACCAAGAACGTCCACGCTCTGTCGGATTGGACGACGCCACACTGTAGCTTGATCGAATTTCAATGATTCAGTGTTGAATGGAAAGAACTTGGTTGGTACATTATAAACACCGTAAGCGAAAGCTGTGTTGATTGTGGGGAAAGCACCAGATGGAACACCTACCGCGATATCATCATACAACAAAACAGCACCAACAGTGGCACGCAAAAGTTCAGTGTCTGTGGCTCCACCCGCAGCAGTACGATAAATCTTGTATCCTGTAGCTCCTGTTACAGCTCCCCAAGTAATATGAGCTGTCAGGTTAGCCGCAGCAGTAGTGACCGTCACCTCGTTACTAACTGTTGATTCGCCTAGCGCACTAAGTGCAGTGACGTAGTATTTGTATGCACCAGCAGTAAGGGCACCACCAGATTGTGCGACTCCAGCAATAACAGGCGGCGTAAGTAACTCAATAGCAAGACCCATTAGGCCGCCGCCGCCAATACCAGGTTGAGTCATAATTACTCCAGGTCTAGTTTCTCATCGTCTTCCAGAATATGTAGGACTACCTGAACGCCATTGGGCATCTTCACTTCGCCGAACTTGAGTTTTCGCTTGGCCTCAATCTTGACCATTTTAAACTCATCAATAACGTAAGGACGAAGCCTGGACACCGTTCCGACGTCGGGAATAAATCCTGATATTTCGGAAGTAATGACTGCCATAAGCTTCATAATCATCCTATGGTGTTAGATTAGTCTTGGATCGTCCAACGAATGTCATTTGAACCGTCCTGAACATAGAACCAGTTCTATACCTAATTCCAGGTTCCCATGTCGTAACAAAACCGTGAAAGATCAACCCGCCCATGGTAGTGTTCTGATGTAGCAAATCTTCTATGGCTTCGGCCAATTGGTCCACTATCAATCTGCCAGCTTCTTCATCTATAACTATGTTCAAGTACACATTGATGAGGATTGGCATTTCGTTCATGGTTCTTCCACCTGGCTTTGCTACTCCATCAAGAGCCCTAGTTTTAGTGGCAGGCGTTACAGTTACGGTTTTACCGCCTGGTATATTTTCATGCAATCCATATAGAACGTTATCAACATCCAACGCGACCTTATTAGTTTCAACAAGGCCCTGTATATATGTTGCCAATACTGTGCTCTTTTGTGTATGAGGCATAGGCACCTAAAATCCTTTAAAATCATAGGGCCAAAAATCTTTTTTATTTGTTACTTTACGGATCCACGAATCAAAAACTACCGTAATTGCCTCAATGTCTTCTTGCTGCAAGACTGCAAATTGTCTCTGTGGAACGGTTCTAGTGCCAGCCTGATGATACTTAGCGTACGGGAAATGATTATCCAGGGCTTCCATGTCGGCACTGTAACCAGTAATTCTCCAATATGTACCACGCTTAACGGCCGAAACCAGGTTGCCAGTTCTAAAAAGTGGCTTCAATGCATACATGCTTGGAAATTGCTCAAATTTAAACGCAATTGTATCGTGTGTTAGTGGTTTCCAGGATGGTCGCCCACTTACTAGGAAGTTTTTTACCATAGATGGAATGATAACCAAATCAACTGATTGTTCGAGTGGCCATCGCATGTTGCCGAACTGCATAGCCATTCTATAAGTACTTGCTTTAATCAAATCTGCATTTATTAGGAATCCACGGATATCTATCTGGAATGGAAAATTCGCAATGGTAGATCTGGTAGGACCAAAGAGGTTAGTTCTGTTGGCAGGCATCAGAAACTCTTACTCATACTAAAGTATGGTCCACCATATTCTGGGTTTTCAAATGTTGGCTCTAAATCTGAGCTTGCATTTGTTGGGAAGTAAGATGGGCCACGTGAAACGTCAGGTACTGGTTCATCTGGTATGACAATCCTACCTTCAATAATACCTGTAATTAGCATTTCAGCATTAGTCAGCAGTCGGGCTGCGTAATCATTGCCTTCGTCCTGGTTTTCGCTGTAGAATCTATCGATCAGAATGGATGCATAAGTCTTAGAGATAATGGTTCTAACGAGTTTTGGTGTATTTGAATCAGTGGTCCATCCAGAAGTGTCATAAACAACACCAAGTCTGGCCAATATTTCAGTTTCCATGTGTAATATTAGTTCAGTATCAAGGGAAGCTATGGTCATTTTTGCAGGATCAAGCAACCCTTGCACTTCAGCTAATGTCACACGTGCCATTTAACTTCCTAACTATGGCTTCTTAACTACAGCAGCAGCCTTCGCCGCAGCAGCAGCTTTTGCATCGTCAAGTGCTTTCTGCTTCGCCTCGGCATCAGATTGAGCCTTAGCCGCAGCCTTAGCAAGTTCAGCATTCTTACGCTCTTCGGCTTCCGACGCAGCTTCCTCTGGAGTCTTGGTACCAGAAAGAAGGTCCTTGAGAGCTTTACTGGTGTCTTCTTTCTTGGCAAGTTCAGATTCATCCACGACTCGAACAGCACCACGCTCATAAAGGCGAAGCAGCTGCTCCTCAGTGAACTTCTTAACATCAATTTTCGTGTTAGTTTCAATACGCTCGCGATCATGCATGATGAGCATGTTCGCGACGATAACCTTAGCCATTAAGATTCTCCTTAGACGTTCGCTGCGTCGAGGATAAGGTAACCGGCGATTTGGTCATCGCTGGCATCCACGGCAGTCATCTTGTGATCATACGCGCGTGAGCAACGGATGAGATCGGACTTACGTGGGTTTTCCCTCCAACGATCGACAGTCTGACCTTCCCACGTAAACTCGTATCCATACGCAGGAATCTTCAAACCCGGACGTGTCGGAACATAAGCCATAACCACATCATTGCCCCAAAGGTAGGCCAAAGATTCAGGCTGTCCAAGTGGAGCGGTGTTGATACCAACACCAGGAACGATAACTTCCTCAAATCCAAGCAGTGAAGCAAGAAGCTCAGGAGAGAAAATTGCGCGCTCAGAATACTTGATGCGCTCCAGGAAGTCTGGGTGATCTTCCATGACTGACATAACCGCGTAAGGAATGACAATCTTGTTCGGCTCACGGAAGATACGTGAGTGGATGGCACGCTTGCCGGTACGCATAACTCCAATTGGGTCGGAGTTCGTGTAGTCGTTCCACTGCGACGTACCCGAAAGGGTGACGGTGTTTGTGGAAGCATAGTTCGCGGCAGTCGTTGCGAGAGTCTGAATGGCGCGCTCTCGGCCAAGCAGAATCTTCGAGGTCACAAGTTCAGTTCCGTCACGATCAGGGTTAAGCGGAGAATCTGCGTTCTTGCGTTCCTCATCAGTGACAGCAATCTGAAGCGAGTGCTCAATTGCAAAATATGGCTCGGTCGAAACGGCTGCACCAAGGATCTCACGAGCAACCGCTCCAGGCGCGCGCACGTCATCCTCAGGAAGCCAGTTCTCGCGGCCGAAGACATAGAAAATGTCAGATTGCTTTTTCACTGGGACAGAAGGGAAGAGCTTCTCCCCCACTAGCCCATTGTTTGGATATCCAACGCTGATCTGAGTAAGTACCTGATCAACATGGACATCCCCAGAGCCACTAGGGCTGTAAACCGACATCTGGTGATTCCTTTCTTAAATATAAGTAGATGTTGAGCCAGGTAAGACTACGAAACCCACTTGACACCAGGTGTAAGAAGGACATCAACAATCGCGCCAGCGGTTCCAGTCTGCAAAGCGATACCAGCAACAAAGTTCGCTGCCGTAGTACCCAAAATGGCCTTGCCATCGGGTGCAGTAACAAGACGCCCACCAGGACCAGCACCACCAGTACCAAGAGTGACAGCCGCAACGCCCATCATGCGAACACCAACGACGGCACCTTCAACTACCTTTGCCGCAGAAATGCTATCCATGACCACACCAAGGACCATTACACCATCCGCAGATGGAGTAAGGTCAATGTGGTTCTGAGTGGTTCCTACAGTGCAGAAGCGGTTGGCGATGGTGGCTGCCGAGCCATCAGGAATCCTAGAAACATCAAGAACAAAGTTCATTATTCACTACTCCCTACTTAGTGGCTTCCGCACCTTCACCGAAACGGTAACGAGTGTAAAGGTCTGGATCGTCCGATGCTACCTTCTCAATCGCCTCAAGGAAGCTCATCTTCTGTTCAGCCATGAGCTTGTTGGTTCGATCGTTGAAGATCTCCGTAGCAGTCTTCTCTGACATGTCATAACCTGGCCGTACAGATGCACCAGAACGCTGACCCAATTCCACAAGGAACGTAGAAGAAGTTTTCACAGCATCCATGAGAGCCCAGAACTTAGGCTGGTCCGAATCGCCAAGAGCAAGCACAACCTCACGCGCAAGGGACTTAGCCGCAGGCGTAAGAGAAAGCTTGGAATTGTCAAACTCAGAAAGCTTCGAATCCACCATGGTTTCGCGCATCTTCTTGTTGCCTTCAGTAAGAGCTACAGCCTGCGCCTCGAAGTGAGTAAACAGAGCCTTGACGACTGGGTTTTCCTCACTGAGCTTCTTCAGCTCTTCAATTTCTTCCAGCTTGCTGACCAGAGTCGTAGTAGTTTCCGTCTTGGGAGGCTGCGGAGTAAGCTTCTCAGCGAGGCTCTTCGTCACACCCTCAATGATTTTGTTCATTTCCTCTTCGGTCATGTGGGTTTCCTTACCCTTGAGATCCGTCGACGGCTTGCCAGTAATTGCCGACACCAAATCGAAGGAGTTGTCAATCACTGACTCTGAAAGGTTGAGTGGAACGAGGTTCTTCATAAATGGCCGGTTGGTGATAGCTCCGCCCATGACCACGTCCTGGAATTTCTTACCTTGCGTATCGATCCACTCGTCAGCAAATTCGATAGAGAAATACTTAAACTTCTTCTCACGAATCTTCTGCGCTGCGTCTTTGACGAATTCAACAAAAAGCCAGAGTCCATTGGACCTGGCTTCCGCGTCCTTCACCCATCCGGTAGCACCTTCTGAGCTGTCATTGTCGTGGTTATAGTTCAGACTAGGCTCAATACCACGAACCTTGGTCTTCACGTTGTCCGCGAATCGCTTCGCGCGATCTGGATCGACTTTGATCAGTCCATACTTCGGGTGCTGGTACTCACCTAGTGGCAGTGCATGAACCCACTTGGTATCTTCACTCTCGCTAAGCTGCAAGGTGTCGATGCCAACTAGGAAACTGTAAGTTTCTCCCATCTTTCCTCCTTCCGATGCATAAAGAGCTGCCAATTGGGATGTGGCACCATCATGCGTGTCGTGACATCCTAAGGAAGAACCGCCACTCTTTTTGTAGACGCAATGCTTGGTGCCCGACATCCTGATCTCGTATGGCATATTGGGCCATCCAACGCTTACACCAGGAAGAACCTGATCTATATGAACATTTCCAGAACCACTAGGACTGTACATTGACATTTATGTACATCCTATCCATTAGTCCTTTGAATTTGGTGTTTTTTAACGTTTGGTAGTTATTCCTATGGCTCACACGTTACCACATCTTGTGCCAAGTAGTACAATGCCCAAACGGATGACAAAACTTGGTTTACACAACTGTCAATAGCCTCCTCCGGACCTGTCCGCGCCTGCTTGAGGTGCAGGAGTCGAAGTTGGCGGCGTTTTTCCTTGATTTGGAGTTCCAACTTTTGGCGTCCCCACATTAGTACTGGGAGCAGTCAAACCGGCAGCAGGCGGATCAATATCACGCGCTGTGGATTTGTCCAAAGGTTCAAGACCCATCTGCTTGCGAATCAAAGCCTCTAGTGGGTCATCAGGAGTCAGTATCTTCGCACCAACTAGGTTACGGAGTGCAAATGTCATCGTTCTAGTGTCTTCCCATTCACCCATACGCCTTACACAAAGCTTAGGATAACCACCTTTGCGCACGAAGTTCATA